TCGCCTCTCTTCACTTCTTTGCCCTCCGGTGATATTGGTCACATCTGCAAGCGGGGTGTGCCAAAGGCCGCATGTGCTTACTTGGGTACAAACTATTGAGCGGAATCCAGCCCACCGCTGCATTAGCGTTGCAGTCGTCGCATACCCGCTCCACCCCTAGCACTGACCACTTCTTCTCTACCTCCAGCCCCATGTTCTGAACCGCTCGGGCCGTCTGCATACTGGCTTCGACGTACATATTGCCCGTCTCTGTGACCGCCACGAGATGTGCCCGGCTCTTGATGTGAAGCTGAGGCCTGCCAACGGCGAACTCCTCAAACCGGTCTGTGATCGCCTTGGCAGTCCTGTCGTAGCTCCACCCCTCCTCCATCGCGTGTCTGACCTGAGTGTTGATGTAGTCCTGTGTAGTCTGGTTGATGCTGTTTAGAGTCATCCTCGTGAGCGATGGGATCTGATTGAGCAACGCTTCGTCGAAGCCCAACTGGAAGCTCCCGGTCCAACTCAGCTCCGCCAGCACAGACATCTTGCCCGCCAGCATCGCCTTGACCGCTGCGGCACTCATCGGTGCCTCGAAGAGGTACAGCGTGGCATAGACGATCTCAGCCCACATGGCAGCGATCTCAGCCGCACTCAGGTTGGCCGGCACGAACGCTTCCTGTAGCTTGGGGAACCACGGCTCTAGCTCTTCCAGTCGGGCTACGAACAACCCCCCCTGTGTCCTGAATGCGTCCTCTATGGCAGGTTCTAGGTCCCACTCCACGGGTGCCAGGGCAGCCTTGCGAGTGATGCGGCGCAGGGCAGACTCTAGGAGAAACATCGCCTCCCAGGTGAACGTCAGTGCCCTTGTGAAGTCGTTAGTCAGCATAATTGCGCCCTTACCGCCTCAGTCCTACGCTGCCCAATCCGGCACCACTGTTCCTCTTGCTCCACCATCAGGTAGTCCCGGCCCAAGGGCTTTGCACTGACTGGCATCGTGCCCACGCCGCCGAAGAAGTCAGCCACCAGATCACCGGGACGGCTGCCCAGCGTTATGAGGTATGCGAACAGCTTGACCGGCTTCTGTGTCGGGTGCATCAGTAGGTTGGTCTCTGTCTTGTGGCCCTTGTGCTGCGCCTTCTGCTCTTCCCGGTTGAACTCCACCCCGCAGGTGTGACAGTGCGTGTTGTGCTCTGCGTGGGCCTTCTTTTGGCTGCTGTGCTCCACGTCGTCACATACCCGGCACAAGAACCACTTTTCACTGCCCGGAGCCTTCGGCACAATCAGGAAGGGGAAGGTGCGCTGTACGGATTCAGGCAGGTTGGCTATGGCCCATGCGTCGAGGGAGAAGTAGCGGGAGAAGGAACCGGAGTCGCCCAGCCCCCCAGCATGGGCACCATGTGCTTTGTCGTACTTCCCGTAGACGCTATCGCCCAAAGCACCATAGCTTTTCTCGCCTGCGCCACCCGTTGATTTCGTCACCCTCCCATCATTCAGGCAATCATCCGAGCACAGCAGGTTGGCGGGGAAGCGGCCAGAGGGCTTGAGCTCCAGAACGTCGGTATGACGACCCGCCTGCCCGTACTTACCGCCACCAGTCATCACATCCTTGTCCGTTTGCGCCTTCATCATCTTGCATGGCTCGCCATGGGGGATTCGTGCGTCATCCAGCCACGTCACACCATGCCCGTTGTCAAGCGCCTGGTCGATGTACGTCCCGTGAGACAACGGCTTCATCGCCACTATCACGACCTCTACCGCTGGCTTGGGCTGGAAGCCCGCATAGCTGCCATCGAGGGCCTGGGCTTCAGGGGTGGCGGGGATAGGCTTGATGTCAAACTTGGTTTTATCAAGCCCTGTCGTATTGAACCCATATATCCCACTATCTTGACTCCCAAAACAACTGTCGCTGCCTACAACCTCCCTCTCCGCCCCCAGCCGCTTGTCCACCAGCTTGCCGATGTTAGCAGCTTTAGGGAACCCACTCGCATACGCCCAGTATATCGGGCTGAACCCTATCTCGAATCCGGCCTCCGCTAACCTCTTGCCCATCTCGCTCAGACAGTCCATCCGTGGCCCACACATGACAAAGGCAAATGCCCCTGGTTTCAGCACCCGCAAGCACTCCTCCCAAACAGCCACGGGAGGCACGGCCTTGTCCCAGTCCTTGCCCATGAACTCCCAGCCATACGGCGGATCGGTGACTACGAGGTCCACGCTGTCATCCTCCAGCCAGGGCAGGGCATCCTCAGATCGGGCGCAGATGATGTCATGCATGGCTCCTCAGCATCTTCTCAAGCCCCTCTTTGAACTCGCCTGCGATGGCTTGGGCCGTTTCCTCTTCCCATGTGACTTGCTCTTCTTCTTCACCATTCTCGGGATACATCGCCTCCAGCGTTTCGTCTATGTCCTCTTCATGCAGGGCCACAAGCAGCATCCGGGTCAACTCCCGCTGTTCTATGGTGCCGGCGAGTCCGCTGCCCTTGAGTGTCGCCGCATCTACGATAGCGCTAATCAGCTTGTCAATGTCCTCTTCTACGATCGGCGGGAAGTCAATGTCGATCTTGCCCTCGACGTCATCATTCCAGACCAGCTTGTACTCGATCTTGCCGTCTTGCTCTTCCTCTTTGACGACTCCCTTGCCGCGAAGCTGGCCGCCGGTAGCCTTGATCTCCTGCATCAGCACGTAGTTGAATATCTCGGCATAGATGTCACCCCACAGCGTTTGCCTGCTCACCATCTGTAGCTCAGTGGGGCGGTTCAGGCTCTTGGCCGTGGCAAGGGTGCCCACGCTAACATCGCCAAAGAACGTCTCTGGCAGGCCCATTGCAGCGCAGACCATCAGCTTGATGTGTCTACCGTCTTCTGCGCTCACGGTGGCCCCGGCCGTTCTCACGGGCTGTAGATCCCTGCCCTCAGTCATCATAGCGATGGACCCGGCGACTGGCGGGGGTACTTTCTCCGCGCCCGGCCTTGCAAGAGTGCTATCCATCTTGCTCTTGACCGCTGCGATCTCGCCCTTAGACTTCATGCCGGTCATCTTGAATGCGAAACGTCTGTAGGCTCGGGTAATGCTGGCCCAGTCCTCTAAGAACTCTTTGTACGCCCTGGCCCAGTCTATCGCGGGATAGACCTCAGACACCCCGAACTTCCAATCACTGAATCCGCCTACCTTGACATGGTAGACGGGGCGGTCCCAGTGGACAGCCTTGTCATCAATACTCGGGGGTTGCTTCTTGGGGTGGTACTTCCAGTCGGGGTAGTATTCTGTGATCTGTTGGTCAAATGAGGTTCCGGTGTCTACAGTCCAGCTCTCGCGGACATAGCTTCTCTTGTAGTACCACGGCTCTTGATTGTCCTCGGGGTTGCGGATCACATCGGCAATCTCACTGAAGGGGATGCTGCGCACTCTGACCTGGCCGCTGTGCTGGTTGGTGAAGAGGACGAAGAACAGGTTGCCATCTGTCTGTAGCTCCCGTTCTTTGGTCATCTGCGCCTGACGATTCGTGAACTCTACCGCATTCTTATCGTCGTCCCTGAATGCTTGGATGACCTCGTTAATGTCATCGTCCTTGATGTTGACAGTCATGCCCCGGCCCCAGACGTAGTAGGTCTGGACATCCACGCCTCGCCTGACTAGCGGGTTCTTGAGGTAGAACAGCCGGCTCAGGCGGGTGATCGTGGTCAACCCATCGCGGCTGAACTCATCCAGGCTCTCACCGCCCAACTGCAACCAGCCAGAATCCTCTAGCGCAAGCTCCAGCTCAGCGATGCGCTCCGTGAGGGTGTCGTAGTTCTGGCCGATAGTAGCCAGCGCAGTATCGCGGATCTCCAACTCCCCACGTAGCTGTCTTCTAGCCAGGTCGTCAACTATGCCCATTTACTCCTGTTTCCTCTGGCGCCCTCTGCGCTTCGGCGGAAAGGCGTTCTCCCAGCCCGGCCCGGCCCCATCCTTGGCCCGCCTTGCAGTGTTTAGCAGAATGGCCGGGTCGTAGCCGTGCTTGGCAACGAACCTAGTGCGTTCCTTGTTGTCCTTGAACTGCGGGAACTTGTAGCCCCGCGCCTCTAGCGTCTCCTTGACTGTCATTCCTCCTCCTTATCAGCATCATCCCATGCTAGTATGTCGGCCCAATACCATCGGTGGGTGTAACCACACCACTGACAAGTTGCTCGCGTAAAATGATGCTTATATTTCTCTTGTGGCCCAAATTCATGCCGTTTCCGTATCTTGCACAGCCACAGTCGCCTTATCCAGTTCCTCATCTCCCCCTCCTATATCGGCGATATGTCAACGGTCTCTTCGTAGACGACCAGGATCTCTTCTTCTGCGGGTCCAAACATATTCATGCCCCCGCTCACGGCGTCCACCTGGTCATCGTGTGTGCCCTCTGGAAACCACTGGCACTCGTTCAGAAACGTCTGTACGTCCCATGTCCCGTCATTGACGATCTTGACGTTGCCTACCTGAGCCTGCGCAGACCACGGATTAGCCCGCTTCACCTTGTCCTTGGAAGATCGAAAGCCCCTGACGGTGTACCCTCTCAATTCTGGCATCGAGGCTATTTCATAGATGATCGCCTTGCCCGAGGCCCCCGGCTCCTGTTCTATGCCGATCACCACATCAGTCCCGTCAAGGTGTGCCGTCTGCACTATCAGCGCCTTCACGTTAGCCCACGTCGCCTGTCGCCTGACCATGTGCTCGATGAAGTACAGCTTGCCGAACTGTGAGACCTTTGCCCCCGCTGTGTAGTCGGGATCGTCCTTGACGGTCGCCTTCTCCGTGGCGGCAAAGTCCCAGAACCGCACCTTGTCCGCCAAAGCAGGCGCCGCCTTCACTATCTCGAACCACTCCCTCTTGAATACCAGGCCAGCGGCAGCCATGACATCCCAGTCGCCTTCGAGGAGCTGTAGCCTCTCCACTAGCGGCAACGCCTCTAGTCGCAGGACGTAGCCAGGGTCCTTCTCGATGATGTATGGGTTGTCCCACACGCTCGCCCTGATGAATGTCCTCGATAGCCCCTTCGGGTCATCTGGCCGGCATTCAACCTCATCGTCACCTATCCGCTTGTACCAGCGAATCTCGCCGTCTTTGGCGGGGTGGGGGTGTCTCTTGTCTAACCAGGCACCCCAGCGCCGCTTCACCCAGTCGTGCCCGATATTGCCGGGGTTCGTTCCAGCCCGTATTCTAGGAGGCGCACCGCAGGTGGTCCGCGCCCTGCTGAAAAGGTACAGGTATTGGCCCTCTGTGAACGTGGTCAGTTCGTCGAAGCCGATGTAGGCATACTCGGCGGACTGATGCTTCAGCTTGTCACGTTCACCTTCCATGTGGCTGAACACGACCATACTACTCG